TGATTCGGTTGCCACTCACGTTTTAAACAAGCGAGGCATATTTCAAAAGGTTTGGCGCAATCGTCATCCAGTTGCACTTGCTCAAGAATTTGGCACGGCAAGCACCCCCCAACATCCTTTTTTGCGTCCGGCATTGGAACAAAATGTAGGCGAAGTAATCACTTTGCTTGGAACATATTTACAATTTGCTATTGAGGAAGTGGCCCGTAAAGCCACCAAGAAAGGTTAATTATGTCAGCGCAAATAGCATCACTATCAGTAAAACTTGGACTTGTCACGGCTGGATGGACAAAGGACACCGCCGAAGCACGTAAAAGTGCCAAAGAGTTGCAAAGTTCGTTTAACGAATTAGGCGCAAACGTCAAAGAATTGTATAAACGTTTTCAAGAATTAGGCGGTACAACAAGTCTTACCGCACTTGGCCTTGGTGAATTGGTTAAAAGTACATTAGAGTTTTCTAATCAAACTAAAGATTTGGCATCAGCCTATGACATATCTATTGCTAAAACTTTGCAATTTAAAGATGCCGTAATGACATCTGGCGGCAATGCTGAACAAGCAGGAACAATGTTGTCCAAAATGTTTAGCGAAATTGCTAATGCACAAAGTGGCACAGAAAATTCAATTGCTTTATTTGAAAGCATGAATATTTCTATTGAAGATTTAATTAAATTAAAACCAGAAGATCAAATAAATAAAATTGTTGAAGGAATTTCTCATATTGGAAATAAAGCCGAACAAATAAAAGTAATTAAATCACTTGTAGGAAAAGGCGGTGTTACTTTATCGTTTGAAGAATTAGCAGAAAAAGTTAATCAATCAACTGAAGAATTTCAAGGGCATGATAAAGCACTTCAAAAATTTGCTGAAACAAGCGAGAATTTAAAACGTTCAATGGATAATTTAAAATTGGCTTTTGCTGATTTGTTTTCTCCTTTTATTGGCGATGGATTAATTGGCGTTGAAGCATTTAAAACTGCATTGCTTGCTATTACAAGTTATGTGGTAGTTTCTCAACTTGCGGAAATTGCAATTATTGCAACCGAAATAGCCGAAGCTATGGCGGCTGGCGCGGTATTCACTAGCGCAATGACATTAAATATTCCAATGATTGCCGCTTCATTAGCGGCTATTGGTGCAATTGGTGTTTATAAATTAACCAAATCAAATAAACCAGCAGAACATGGCGGCGCAGCAAATCATGGCGGTGAATCCGGTGGTGGTTCGGAAGAATCTATTAAAAGAGAATCCGATGCACTTGCAGGAAAAGTTGCATTGCAACGTGAAATGCTTGGCATTATGGAAAAAATGGATGCTGCCAAAATTAGAGCAATTGCCGGTGATAAATATAAAGCCGATTTGGATCAAATTGAAGCAACGCGATTGGGGGAAATTGCTAAAGCAGAATCTACCCATACTGAAAATCTTGCAAAACAAAAATTAAGCAAACGTGAAATTGCTTTGTATGAAGAACAATATAAATTGGATATTGAAACAGCTAACAAAAAAGCGCAAGGTGCTAATGCAATTGCAAAAGCCGAACGGGATCAAAAAGTAAAAAGCATTGAAGAAGAAACATTTTGGAAAAGTGTTTCCTACAATTGGGATAAAGCCGATGACGAATTAAGGATGAAAGCCTTAATTACTGGATCGTATGAAATACAAATAGCACAAGAGCGCAATAACAAAGAACGTGAATTATCCAAATTATTGCAAGACAACGAAAAAAATCTTAAAAATAAAAGTGATGTTGAAGTTAAATCAATAGACAAACAATATGATTTAGATGTTAATGCAACAGAAGAAAGATTTAAGCGCAAAATTGAATTAATAAAAGCCGAACGCGATAAACAACTTCAATCTATTAAACAACAATCAACTTATCAACAAATTCTAAATGACTTGGATGCGGACAAGTTACGCATGGATATGCAGCATTACTACATATCGCAAAACGAATATGACGTTCAAGTAGAAAATCTTGCATTACAAAGACGGCTTGCGGAATTTGAACAAAAACGGATAGATGCCCGTTCCAAATTAGGTGAAGGTGCGGAATTAACTGCAACTCTTGCCGGAATAGACAAAGAAGTTGAAGGCGAAAAACGCTTGCACGAAATTCGATTGCAAGCTATTGCGCTTACCGAATACCAGCAAACCACATTCTCAGAAGGATGGGATAAAGCCTACCGCGACTTTATTGATGCAACAAAGCAAGAAGGCAAAAAAGGCGCCGATGAATTTAGTTCTGTTATTAGTACCATGAATTCTGCGTTAGATAACTTTGTAGAAACTGGCAAGTTATCGTTTAGTGATTTAGCCCAAAGCATTATTAAAGACTTGTTGAAAATTGAACTTAGAGCATCGGCAAGCAACTTGTTAAAAAGTCTTGGAGGCAATAGCGGTGGCGGCAGCTTGTTTGGCTTGATTGGTTCAATCTTTAGTAGCGGTAGTGGATTGTCATCTATGCCAGCCGGTGTACGGGCGGCGGGTGGTGATGTAACCGCAACCGATTCTTACCTTGTTGGCGAAAAAGGGCCAGAGATGTTTGTTCCAAATACGGGCGGCACAATCATTCCGACAAACCAAATTGGCAACATGGGAAGCACGACAAACGTGACAAATTACAACATCAATGCCATTGATACCAAATCTTTTGAAGATCGTATCCTTGGCAGTTCTAAGGCGGTGTGGGCGGCAAATGCCTATGGCGCTAAAAATATCTCTGTCGGGCGCGGGAGAACATAATGTCGTTTCAAACCATATTTAACATTAGTCAATCCATTAGCGTCCAAAACCGCCGGACGGTTGGACAGCAAGTCAGTCGCTCGGGCCAAGTTCGCGTGGCGCAGTACTTGACATCTGTGCCGTGGAACTTTGTTGTCAAGCCTCACAACTTTCTGTACTACCCGCAAGTTCGGGATGTGATCCAAACGATTGACAATTACGACAGACAGATTCCGCAGACAATTAGTTTTTCTGGCGCTAACCTTAATTGGTTTAACGCTTATCAAGGCGGCTTTACATCGGCACAAGCATCGGCACTTACATTGTCCACGGTTCCTGCGGCTAATGCGACTACCATCACGGTGGGGAATCTTCCGGCCATTGGTGCTGCGGGGGCATCGGGATTGATTTCGGCCACCACCGTGGCATTTGCTGCTGGCGACTTCTTGCAAATAGGAATTTACTCTTACAAAGTAACGGCCCAAGTTTTGCGTGGATCAGGGACAACCATTAGCGTTACCTTACACCGCCCTGTTATTGGAACGGTAACTGCTGGAACATTGGCTGGGGTGGGTTCGGCTTGCACTTTTTATTTGCTTGCGTCACAATGCCCAACATATACACTTAACCCAATGACAAGTGGCGCATTCGTTCAATGGGACGGCGACTTTGTATTTATTGAGGACATTACAGGATGAGTACCACAATGACGGCTCTGTCGAGCCCATCAATCGTACAGGCAGAATTTATCCGGTTGACTACCACAACTGATACTTATTACTTTTGTAATGCGGCATCGGCCATCACTGTCAATGGAATGACGTTCACCAATCTTGGTAGTCTGTTGTCCATATCTCCGATTGATAGAAACATCAAGGCTACATCTACTGACTTGGCAATCCAGCTTACCGGCGTGGACGGTTCTAACGTGGCAACAGTTTTGGCAGCCAACATCAAGGGTTCTAACATTGATGTATGGCGCGGATTTTTGGATAGCCAGAATCAAATCATTACAACGCCTAGTCAGCAGTTTTTTAAGCGATACACAGGCATTGTGTCCAACGCATCCATTACAGAGCAGTTTGACGATCAAATGCGCGTAAGGATAGCCACTGTAGGCATTAGCTGCGCCAGCTTCCGCACCATCCTTGAAAATCGAATACAAGGCATTAAGACTACGCCCAAAGCATGGAACTTTATTTATCCTAACGATACGTCTATGAATCGGGTTCCAATCATTGCTTCTACTTACTTTGACTTTGGTGCGCCACCTATTCAATCAAGCCAATCAACAACAAATACACCAAGTGCTGTTGGGCATGGTTCTGGTGGAACAAATATATCTACTGAGCCAATGGTTAAAACATTCAAGGGATAGCATGATAAGACAGGCGACAAAATACGATATGCCGGTTTTGATAGAGATGATGCGGGAGTATTCAGCGCAAGCACCTATTGAAGCCATACGACAAAAGCAAGCCCACAACGAAAGCCATGTTGCTCAATTGATAATAACAATGATGGCCGGAAAAGGGTTTGTACTGATTGATAATGAGAATCGTGGATTTCTAGCGGCAATGGTTATTCAAAACTTCTGGTGTCCTAGTGTTATAGAGTTGCATGAGATTGCATGGTGGGTAAAACCGGAACATCGGGAAAGCACTGTTGGCGGTAGGCTATGGAAAGAATTTGACAAGAGGGCGCAAGAAATGATTAATGATGGCAGGGTGACTTTTGCTTGTACTTCTGTGCTGGCAAACTCCCCATTTATTGATTACACAAAGCGCGGATACAAGCTAATGGAAGCAACCTTTTTTAGAGAACAATAAAATGCCAGCATCACTTATTCTTGCCGCTATATATGAAACAACAGCATTAGCAATTACTGCATTGGGTACGGTTGGATATGCTGCGGCTACCTTTGCTATCAACTTTGTAGTGTCTGCAATTATTGCCCGTTCATTTGCTCAAGATCAAAACGCTAATGCTTCCGTTGATAATGGCGTAAGACAACAAATACCACCGGCCACTACAAATAGCATTCCAATTGTTTATGGTGATGCGTATATGGGTGGTACTTTTGTGGATGCCGTTTTATCGGTAGATCAAAAGTGTATGTACTATGTACTAGCGGTTTCTAGCATTAGTCCTAATGGGCAATTTACTTTTTATCCTATTGAAGTAATAAACGCTGGTGACTTTGTTATTAACACAAGGTACAAAATTGAATCAGTTGGAACTACAGACTTTACATTGATTGGCGCATCATCTAATACTGTTGGTACATGGTTTGTTGCTACCGGCACTGGATCGGGAACTGGAAACGCATCAAAAGGAAGTATGTACTATGGTGATCGCGTCATTGAATTTGATGCAACTGATAGATCAAAAGTAATTAGCCTGACAGATAGTGCCGGCAATGTAGACACAAAAATTAGCGGACAACTTTATATTGGTTTTTACACATCAACCGATGATGGCGTAATAACAAGTGTTAATTGGTATTCTCCCGATACCGTGATTGGAACTGCATCACCAGGTGGTAGTCCGGTGGCGGCTGCAAATGCGTGGACAGGAACACGCCAAATGAATGGACTAGCGTTTGCAATTGTTAAATTGTTTTATTCACAAGAAGCCGGAACAACACAACTCCAGCCAATTACATTCCGTGTGGGCCATGCCTTAAATAACACCTATGTGGCAAAGCCTGGTGATGTTTGGTTTGATTACATAAGCAATGAAACCTATGGCGGCGGGATGTTGAACAGTTCAATGCCTACCACTAATGCGGGTTCTTTTGTGGTTGGTGAAACTTATAAAATTTCAAGTCTTGGAACAACTAGCTTTACATCAATTGGTGCAATCAGCAATTCTGTAGGCGTATGGTTTGTTGCTACTGGAGTTGGTTCTGGCACTGGTACAGCAATTTTATCTACGATAGTTGATTACTCATCTGCCATAGCATTAAATACTTATTCCGAATCTTTGATTCCATACACCCCAAGTACGGGTGGCACGGCAAACATACAAAGGTATCGTATCAATGGTGTATTGGATACAGGACAAAACGTTTTGTCTAATATTGATCGCATCATGGCCGCTTGCGATAGTTGGAATCAATACAATGCCGCTACCGGAAAATGGACAGTTGTTATTAATCGTGATGCAAGTTCTACATTTGCATTTGATGATACCAATGTTATTGGTGAAATTAAAACATCATTGTTAGATATTTCTAATTCCATTAATCAAGTAGAGGCAAGTTTTCCCAACAAATTAAATAGGGATCAGCGTGATGTTGTTTATCTTGAAACACCATCCGGACTTCTATATGCCAATGAACCAATAAATAAATATTCATGCAGTCTTGATTTGGTAAACCATTCGGTTCAAGCAACATATCTTGCTAACCGGATGTTAGAGCAAGCGCGTGAAGATTTGCTAGTAACCATTTCTGCCGCCTATCCCGCCATCCAAGTAGATGCCGGCGATGTAGTTACATTGACAAATAGTTCTTATGGTTGGGATAACAAATTATTCCGAGTAATGAAAGTAAGCGAGGTGTCTTTGCCTGATGGCAATCTTGGCGCATCTTTGGATTTAAATGAATACAACGCTGCCGTTTACGATACCAATTCAATTACCGCATTTACACCAACACCAAATAGCAATCTTGCATCGGTGCAGTTTTTTTCTGGAGTAAGCCCTCCGGTTGTTTCTTATTCTAATCCAACAGCAACAATTCCATTTTTTAATGTGCAAGTAACTACACCAGCAATTGGGCGTGTTACAGCGGTGACGGCGTTTTATACAACAGTTGCAACGCCATCAATTAGTGATTGGAGTGTTTTATATAAATCCTACGCTCCTACAAATGGCGCATTGGCTAATAGCACAACATTAACATTTCCAAATAATCAATTACCAGCAAACACCTATTACTTTGGTGCTATGGTAGAAAATGAAATTGGACAAAGTTCCATTACAGGAACAAGCAGTTCATTTACTTGGATACCTACTGGAACGGTTGGATCGCAAACCGCACAAGTTTATTTGTACCAATGGGCGCTAACAACGCCATCTAGCCCCACAGGTAACTCTACCTATACATGGGCAACAGCCACCAATTCTGGATACACAGGCGGGGCTGGATGGAGTGTGACTATCCCTGCCAATCCTGGCACGGCTAATTATCAGCTTTGGCAAGCTGGACAAGGCATTACCGCCTTTGCGGGTACGGCCACTACTAGTGTGGCATGGGCTGGCGCATCCATCACATCTATTGCTCAAAATGGCGCAACAGGCACTGCTGGAACCAATGGAACGCGCACGGCATTGTTAAGCCTATTCCACTGGAGTTCTACACTTCCGACAACTTATCCATCAGGGACTTCTACCTATACATGGGCCACCGGCGCATTCACGAATCCGGCCACATTAAATGGTTGGAGCCAATCACCAGGCGCGGGTTCGGCTGGACAAAATCTTTATGAAATAGATCAGCGATATTCAGATCAATTAACCACAAGCACAAGCACAGTTACATGGAGTTCAACTACTGTCTTGTATGTTGGCGGGTTTGGTTCAAATGGCGCTACAGGTGCTACAGGGGCAACAGGCGCTAGTGGTACAAAATCCATTACCGTAAGTTCATATCAATGGCTTACATCGGCTCCCTCAATCCCAACGCAACCATTTACCTATACATGGAGTACGGGCGCAGTTAGCGCATATCCATCGGGATGGACTGCTGCGGCCCCCGCCGCCCCTGGAAGCGGATATACACTTTATCAATTGAATGTAATTGTTACCGATACTGCGACTGCCACAACAAGCACAACCAATTGGAGCAATTCACAACTTAATACGGTTGGTTATCGTTTGGATGGAAGTATTGGCCCACAAGGTAACAATGCCCGTCTTATGTATGGTAAAGCCACATCAGGCACAACATTTACAGGAACAGATACAACTTCCGGCGGTACAACTTATCCTGATACTGGATTACATTTTGGAGTGTCTGGAATAACATGGCAAGCCTCGCCTCCAACATTGTCTGTAAATGAATCCCTTTTTCAATCGGACGGCATTTACACAACCGGCGGCAGTACTCTTTGGCAAACGCCTTACCTATCTAATCTGAAAGTAGGTTCGCTATCTGCTATTTCTGCCAATCTTGGTGTGGTAAACATTGCCACATCGGGCAATCTTAATTCTGGCAAAACATCTTATACCGATACAACTGCTGGTTTTTTCTTAGGCAATGATTCGGGAACGCCTCGCCTTGCAATTGGCAATAGCACTAATTCAATGCAATGGAGTGGAACCGCATTAAATATTACTGGCGATATTACCGGCGCATCTAATATTGATATTAGCGGCAATGCAAGATTTCGCGGAACAGGTGGAACGGGTTGGAGTGGTTTGGGAACTGTTGGATTAATAGTTAACGATACATCAACAGCGCAATTTGGCATTATTGCTAGTTCAAATACTACAAGCAAATCAGCAGTTTATGGATCAAACTCTAATAGCATTGGATATGCGGCGCAATTTCTTAATGTTATTGGAGCAGGAACAGGAGTAACATTAGCATCATCAGGTTATGATATTTCATTAACTGCGGGGCAAATTAAATTTTCAAGCACTCCAGTTTCTAGTACTGATGTAAATACTTTGGATACTTATGCTGAGGGAACATGGACTTCAACATTTACTAATTTTGGTACTGTTTCTTCTTCTACGGCGCAATATACAAAAATTGGTAGGGTTGTTACATTTACATTGATAGTAAATATTTCCGCAGCCGGTTCAAGCGCATCTATTACTAGATTTACATTGCCATTTTCATGTAATGCTTCAACAGCATTTAGCATATATGTAAATAGCATTAGTCCACAATCATCGGGCGGATGGTATCAAGCATTAGCCGATAGTGGAACAAGCGTTCAATTATCTTATGTCCCAAATGGTTCTAGCGGAAATTTTTGTGCTGGTAATTTTGTTAGTGGCACACAAATAGTAATATCCGGTTCTTATAACGCAACAGCATAAAGGTTAATCATGGCAAACTATAACGAAACTCCCGTGGCTGGAAGTACTTGGACTCGTTGTTCAAGTGTATATATTGGTAATAATTATGGTGTAACGCCAACAATTACATTTGGCGAACAACAATTAATTG